CCTTTTCAATTAAGCCCAGGCGTTAATGTTACAGAGATCGATCTGACCACTGTAATCCCTGCCGTTGCCACTACTGACGCTGCTATTGGCGGTGTATTTAAGTGGGGTCCGGTAGATAAGCCTCAACTCGTTGTATCTGAAGCTGAACTTGCTAATGAATATGGCAAGCCAGATTCAGACAATGCTGAGACGTGGTTCACTGCAGCCAACTTCTTGGCCTACTCAAATCGTCTGCATGTATCTCGAGCACATCACTCAACCGGTGATAATCTTCGAGTAAATGGATATGCAGTTAATGGTTCGAACTACATTGCTGTAGCTGCAAATACTGCCACCGGTGTTGGTGTAGGTGACGTTGTCGCAGCTACTGTAAGTGGTTTCGACAGTGAATCCACAGTTACAGTTGTCGATACTTCTGACGTAGTACTCAGTGCAGGTGATATTGCTGCTGACGTACTTCCAGATTCAAACGCATACTCAGAAGGTTTGTTTACTAGTACTTCTGCTATTAACTTTGTTGATGGTGAAGCTGTAACTCTTGCATCTACTGGCACGCTTCCTACTGGTATTGATCCAGGAGAAACATACTATATTCGTGATATTACAACGACTACATTTAAGTTAGCCGAAGGTGCCGCAGGTAATACGGCTGTTTCCGGTCTGACAGACGCGTCTGGTAGCGGTACACTTACAGTTACACGATCTGGTTCTACTAGAATTACTGTATCAAGCTTGTTTAGCGCTTCTACTGGTACTTACGATTTTGAAATTCATGATCCAAGATTCTCATTCAATGCAATTGCTAACACTTCAGCGATGGATTCTGATGCTGTAATGTCAAACCACATCGTGAAGAATGACGATCACTACGATTCAGGTATCGAGGATAACTTTGACGCAGCTGTAAGGTTTGTTGCTCGATGTCCTGGTGCATTGGGTAACTCATTGAAAGTATCTGTTTGTGACAGTGAAGCAGCCTTCACTAGCGATATTCAATTGGTTAATACTTCAATCACTATTGCTGTAGGTTCAAATACTGCTACTATTAGTTCTTTGAACAACGCGCAAGAAATTACTGATATGACTGATCTGATGACAGTCGGTGATCTTGTTAAGTTGGGTAATTCAGAAATTGGTGTTCAATATCTCGAGATTACAGCTATCGGCACTCCATCTGGAAATACTGCTAGCATTAACTTCGCTCAAGCACTAGTCACTACTGAGAATGTAACGGTAGCTCAAAATGACAACTTGACTCGCCTATGGGGTCAATGGGATGTTGTAGAAAAAGCTCCTGGTACATCAGCTTATGTAGCAGCTCAAGGTAACACCGCGGCAAAAGATGAAATGCATGTTGTAGTCATTGATGAAGATGGCGAGATCTCTGGTACGCCTAATACTATTCTCGAGGTGTGGCAAGGTCTATCGCGTGCTACTGATGCTAAAGACGTAGACGGCGGAAACCTTTATTATAAAGATGTAATCAATCAATCTTCTAAGTATATTTGGTGGGCAAATGATTCAACTACTGCTACATCAGCTACTGCTTTGAATGTTGCATCTTCGACCGCAACGCGCCCAGCTATCATGTCATTTGCACACGGTCGCGATATTCCTGGTGAAGCTGATACTAGCAATATTGGTGATATTCTACGAGCATATGATAAGTTTAAGTCTGCTGAAGACTATGACATTTCATTGGTACTTGGTGGTAAGTCAATCGGTATCAACGGTGTAACAGTATCTAACTACATCATCGATAACATCTGTGAGCGCCGTAAGGATTGTGTAGCATTCATCTCACCTGAAAAGGCAGACGTTGTACGTAATGCTAGCGATATCACAGAAGATGTAGTTGCATTTAGAAATAACTTGCGATCAACTTCATACGCTGTACTCGATAGTGGATACAAGTATCAATATGACAAGTACAATGACATTTATCGGTGGATTCCGCTCAACGGTGATGTCGCTGGTCTTTGTGCTTACACTGATGACTCACGTGATCCATGGTGGTCACCTGCTGGATTCAACCGCGGTAACATCAAGAACGTTGTTAAACTCGCTTGGAACCCCAAGAAAGGAGAGCGCGACATTCTTTATAAGAACGGTGTGAACCCATGCGTTAACTTCCCTGGACAAGGTATTGTATTGTTCGGTGATAAGACGCTGCTTGCTAAGCCATCAGCATTCGATCGAATCAATGTACGTCGACTGTTTATTGTTCTTGAAAAAGCAATCGCGACGGCCTCGAAGTTTACTCTCTTTGAATTCAATGATGAGTTTACTCGAGCTAGCTTTGTCAACCTCGTAACGCCTTATCTACGAGATGTACAAGGTCGCCGCGGTATTACTGACTTCACAGTTGTATGTGATGAGACGAATAACACAGGAGAAGTTATCGATCGCAACGAGTTTGTTGGTGATATTTACATCAAACCTGCTCGAAGCATCAACTTCATCCAGCTCAACTTTGTCGCTGTACGAACTGGGGTAGAATTCTCCGAAGTTATCGGTAATTTTTAATAAATAGAAGAGAAAACTAATAGGAGAATAAACTAATGGCATTTTCGGTTGAGAACTTTAAGAGTAATGCTTTATCACAGGGTGGGTTTCGTCCCACTCTGTTCGAAGTACAGGTAACTACACTCGGTGAAGAGTTTAACCTTCTGTGTATGTCTTCTCAGGTACCAACGTTTACGACTGGTATCATTGAAGTACCTTACTTCGGACGAAAAGTTAAGATTGCTGGCGATAGGACATTTGCAGAATGGACTACGACTGTAATGATTGAAGAAGATTTTAGCCAACGACGTGTACTCGAAGAGTGGGCTCGTAAGGTTAATGACGGACCTTCTAACATTCGTTCATACGGTTCACCAGAAGATTATAAAGAAGATGGTACGATTCGTCTTTACGGTAAGACTGGATCAACTTTGCAGACTTATACTCTAACTGGTTGCTGGCCAGCTGATGTAGGAACAATTGAATTAGATTGGAATACTACCGACACCATCGGTACGTATACGGTGACTTGGGCATTTGATTATATGCAGCCAGGTTCATAAGTGAGTTCTTAGTGGGGTAGATAAATATTTCTGCCCCGCTAAGTATTTTTTCGGAGAAATGAATGGACCTTTTTGGATTTGAAATAAATCGTAAAAAGGAGAAACAGCAACAAGAAAAGCTGGTCTCCTTTGTACCACCCACTAACGATGACGGCGCGTTAACTGTCACGGCTGGTGGTGTTTATGGTACTTACGTAGATTTGAA